GACTGGCAAACGCGAACGCTTCATCTTGCTAAAGCGAAACGACGAGGACTATCCCTACTACACAATCAGAGCTCAACACTCTAGTGCATTGACAGCACTGAGAAAGCAGCGACAGGTCTATGAGACTGTAGACATTTTGCTGGATTTGAATTGTCACCCAAACTCCAAGACACTCTATGTCAGAATAAAGAACGAGTTGAAGCAACAGGGTGTGATGTTTAAGCTGTGCAAAATAAGCATTGAGAATTCGGAAGTGGATGAAGAGAAATTGATTAATGTGATGAAGGGTGTAAATGAAGAGAAGAGGAATGTTTAAAAACTACTTCAGCTTTTCAAATAACCCATGACATTGTTTGAACAAGTTTATTTTATGAGATTGTCCTCATAAAATCATGGTATTTTTAAACATCTCTCTTCTCTGCATCAATTCCTCTTTTAACTCAAATCATACCAAGCTGTTGCATTTCAATTCTATTTAGTTCGATCCTTCTAAGTACTTCTTCATTTAATGCTTCAGTTATCCTTCTTCGTTGTCGACATTCTTCAATTTGTTTCCAAGTCTCTTCTCTTTGTTGTAGGACCTCTGCATTCTGTTTTCGAATATCGTCTCTCTGCTTCTGGACCTCGTCAATTTGTTGTAGGACCTCTGCATTCTGTTTTTGAATGTCGGCAATCCAGTCGTCTGCAGAACTGTCTAGCACCTTCTGAAAGTCTTCAGGTAGACTATTGTACAAGAATTTACATTCATCGTCATTGTTGTACTCATAGAAATATTCAACAATACTTCTTGGATACATATTCATATAGTTCTTCAAGATCTCTGAAGTTTTCAATCTTAATGAAGTCATTGTTTTTAATCAGGAAAGATAGTTTTCCGGCAAAGTGTGTTAAAATGGACCGTAGCAATCCTGTAATTTCCTGGTGTTAATCTTGTGACAGTCATTCCACGTAAAGATGTGCTCAATAAACTAACGTTTCCAAAATCCAGGTATCCCCTCCTGTTGCTCCTGTAATAATAAATTTTATGACAGACAAGTCATAAAAAGCCAATCTATTGATTAGTTTTTTTTGCAGACTTTTTCGTCTTTGGTTTCTTTTCAGGTTCCGGCTTTTCTTCAATCACTGGCTTAATTAGATGTATACCAATGTATTTCTGAATATGAGGATATGTAATTTCATCTTCATTGTATGCTAAAAGGTTTTTAAGACGGGTGTCCAATAAGACAATTCTCCTGTTTTCAGGTTTCTGAAGGTTGTTCGTCTTAATATACGAACAAATCGCCTTGGTGACTTCAACTCTAGAGTGTAACTCGCTTGCTGCCCAACCGGCGAATTTGGCCATATCGTCGCTGATGTTTACAGCCTTTTGGAGACCTGAGTTTTGATTCGCGTTTCTGACCTTGTTAGATCTCTTCGGTTTACAGCACTTTCGGATAATTCCAACCTGCTTAAACAAACTCTTTTTGGCTTTTTGAGTGAGATCAAGCCCATTAATGATGTTTTCAAGATTAACAAATTCTACATCGATATCCCTCTTCATTTTATCTTTTCAAACCCTTCTTTAACTCAATTGAAACATCTCCATCGGTGTGGTTAGAACCAACCTACTTCTTTTTAAAATAGTTTCTGCAAACAAATTTCGTTTTACAGCAGTTTGATCCGCGATATTCCCGCCTCTATACTTTTTTGGCACATTTGATATAAAGGGGAAGAATTTAGAATGATGGTTTAATTCAACTGTTAAATTGTTTTCATTGAATGGTTGACTTGCAAGAACATCTGCGACAGATATAATTATTAAAGCATACATGAAGTCAAACGTTGAATTTGATTTCTTTACGAGGTTTATAAACGCGTCAACAGTTTCAATATCTTCAGGATCTTTCCATTTTTGTAAGTATTTCCCGAATTCCCAGTGAAGATCTACAATGTTTGCAAGAAATTCGACATGTTCTTGCCGAAATCCGAAAGACGCAAGGAGTGATTGAATATCAAAAATTCCTATTTTGTTCATATTTCCATCTAAAAGAGGTAAAGGCCTTTTTCCTCGAATATAATCACCTCCAATTCTAGGATGGTCTGGAACAGAATAGTAAATGTAGTCGTTAGATCGCTTAAGCTCTTCTTCTGGCACCATTTTTCCAATATCGTGTAAAAACGCTGCGGCAGCTATTCTCATTTGATCATTTTTTTTAGGAACCCCCCATTCAGTAAACGAAAGATTTGTCATTAATTGTTCTGTAAAAAGCAAGGTCCAAATTGAGTGTTCTAACAGATCTCCAGCATGAAAGTCGATATTTATGGACTTGTAATAAGACAGCTGTTGCATAAAAAGTTTTATAATATCACTTGAATGTTCTAAAATATTGTTATGCTGCCAATCAATTGGATTATCCATATTTCTCTTTAGCCATTTTGTTGGATTGCAAAAAGCAAACTCTAAATGAAAATATGGCTCGCCGTTCTTCACAGAGGTGTTTGCGGCATAACCAGCATAGTCTTTCGGCAAATATCCACACAGCCATTTCATGAAAGGCAAATCTACTTCTCTGTAGGATCGTCTTTTTTTGTCAAGAATCGCGATCTCGCCAAAATTTTCATTGTCTAGCTTAGATTTTAAGACAGCCGACGGAGATAGGTTGTACATAAAGAGTAATTGCTCTTTCGCTGTTCGAGGCACGGACATATCGCTTAGCAATTTCCAAATGTTGAAATTGTTGTGAAGAACGATGAAAGTCGCGTCTTTAATTAATTCATACGAGAAAACACACTTATCGCCACAAATTTGAGAGAACTGTTTGTTTTGGCGAGAATACGTTCTCGCAACTTTTGGGTCGGCAAACCAACCAGCCGAAATATCGAGAAACTTACTTAATGAATATTCCACCGAGTCGGTTGGATTACTTTCCAACTCTTTAACCAGTTGTATTCGGTCAACGGGTTTTGCATTTTTCGAGGAATAAAAATCTGCACCAATAGGAAATTCAACGTTTGCATTTGCTAGAGCGCCAGATCCGTGATATAACTGCAATCCTTTAGGAAATTTTACAACTTGAAATACCCCATCAAAATAGTACGTCCCACAAGAGAAATAATTCATTGGAACAGTTAGAGATCCCATTTTAACTGTTCTCGTTTCACCACTCTTCCAATCCCATTCTGCTTTTGAAATTCGTTTACATGCCATTTTCAATTTCAAGAAATATTAAATTTTTTCAAAATTTCTTTAAATTCAATATCAGTTATTTTCCCATTCTTTTCAATAACAGCTCGAAGTTCCTTCATTTTATATTTTCTCAATTTCGAGCAATCTCCCAATGAAAGTTTCGTTCGTTCAATGCTTTTAAGCATCTCTTCGAGTTTTAAACAATTATCTGGTTCGCCACCCCCGTAGAATAGAGATTGGGGTGGCGGAGGATTATCAATACCCTTTTGAATAGTGGCAATGTCTAGGCGACATTTCGAATGTCTTGTTTCAAGATCCCCGAGTTTCAAACGTTTTTCTTCAAGTTTCTGTCCACATTTTAAATTTTTAAAATTTGGTTTGCTATTAACGCTCTGTGCAGCGAATAACCCAACAGCCACGATTAACAGTATTAAAAATATCGAAAGCATTTTATTATGACATCTTTTTTTTGATGCGCGTCCCTTAAAATGTTGGTGTGAATTTCCACCCTAATTGACTAAATAGATTTTTACAAATGTCGTCGTGAAACAACTTCCTATCAACAGTTTTTAAAATTGTGAAATCTTCAATTTTACACGCGTGATCGTGACGTCTTAACAATTGAAAAAGAAGATATTGCACGTTCATAAAATTTTTACGATTCAATTCTTTGGGCTTGTCTTTCCCATGATTTTCATCATATAACGCTACAAGATCTTTGAAATCCTCAATTAGTTTTTCTTCCAGGTGCGAAATCTCATCAACTCGTTTGTTCGTCAGCGTATAGTATATAAGGTTGACATTCTCGTAATGCTTTGTAAGCTTTAATTCTTTCAAGAATATCTTTATATGATTTCGTGTAACTTTTGAATATTTTATATATTTATTAGGTGCGTTATCTAATAAAAGTCTGTGTGATTTCAGTTTTGCTTCAAGAGCATTATACACATCGTCTGGAATTTTACAATTTTGCTTCCCCTGATATTGTTTGATACAATCCTGAAAATGCAAAACCCGATTGTAAATAAACTTCCCAACAATATTTATTCGCGTGTAGTCTTTGTGAGAAATTCCAGTTTCAATAGATGTTTGCTGCGTCGAACAAATTAAACAAATTCGCTGGTTGTACTCATTCAGTTCAAAACACTCTTCGTCGTTGTTATCACATATAATACATTTGTCATCTTCATCATTTTTAACATTCTGGATGATTATATCAGACCATTCTTTTTCTCGTATCAATTCTCTGACTATCTCAATATATGTTCGGGATAGGTCTGTTTTACGTTTTATAAATGGTAAACTTTCCTCTTTGTTCCTAGACAATGGGGTTTTTAGAATATTTTTATACTCGTCAATAATCATGCATGTTTTTGCAATAAAAATATTTTTCGATTGATCAAGAGATATTTCAGCATTCAACTTGTTTAATTCATCCAATATTTTCACATCAGACGTATTGCTTTTTAGAATTTCAATAGCTTCAAGTTTCTCATTATTTACTCTCTCTTCTTTCTCAAGTTTGGAAAGGATGTTCGAATTTAACGATATTATATCAGACATTTTCAAGACTGAATACGTTTCACAAATCAATAAGTGAAATACTAAAATGATAAAGAATTTTTCTTGTCATCTTAAAAACATGAGTAGTAATCTAGATTTTCTGGTGGATATTGCACAGTGTCAAAATG